GCAAAAAGAAAAACAAAAAAAGCTGAAAAGGCTACAAAAATTACAAACGACGAATTAAATAAAGTACAATCAATTATTAATAATATAAATAGAGCTCAATTAGAAATAGGTGGTTTTGAAAGTAAAAAGCATACCTTGTTACATCATGTTAGTATGATGCAAGAAGAGCTTAATAAAATGCAAGGCGAGTTTGAAAAAACTTATGGTACTTCAGATATTGATATACAAGATGGTACTATAAATTATAAAACAAATGAGTAAACTAATTAGAAAAATTACCATAGGTAAAGATTACAAAGAAAACGCTATGCATTATGCTGTAGGACAGGACGTTTATGGTGGGCACACTATATGTGATATAATAGAAGAAAAAGACAAATATTCTATTTATATTAGAAAAAATAAAGACGTGTTACCTTGGAAGGACTTTAACAAAAATATGGCAGTATCTGTTGAATATAACTTAGAATACTAATGAAAGCACCTTTTGACTTTGTTATAGAGCCAAAAGGAAATAGATATAACAATACTAAAAAAGTTGGTAATAAAGATCTTATATTAAATACTGAAATCTTTAACCATCAATTTATAAATAGAGAGGCTATTGTTAAATCTGTGCCCACGGCCTATGAAACTAAAATAAAACCTGGTGATACAGTTATAGTACATCACAATGTGTTTAGGCGTTGGCATAATCAATACGGTGTAGAAAAAAACAGTAGAAGTTACTTTAATGAAAACACATATCTTGTAAAGCCAGATCAAGTGTTTTTATATAAAAGAAACAACAAATGGCAAGCTACAGACGGTTATTGTTTTGTACAACCAATAAAGCAAAGAGATAAACTAAAACCAGGAGAAGAAGAAGAATGTATAGGTATAGTTAAGTATACTGATGGCGTCAATAATGTTGGCGATCTTGTAGGATTTACACCTTTTTCAACTTACGAGTTTGTAATCGATGGTAAAAGATTATATAGAGTTTTAAATAAATTTATTACAATTAAATATGAATATCAAGGAAACGAAGAAGCTTATAATCCAAGCTGGGCAGAAAGCAGTTGAAGAGCTAATTAATGTCGCAAGAGAAAAGATTATTACAAATACAGAAGACGACGTTTCTGCTGATAGACTGAAAAATGCTGCGGCTACTAAAAAACTAGCAATATTTGACGCATTTGAAATACTTAACAGGATTCAGGAAGAAAATAACCTGCTTGAGGGCAAAACACCTAAAGAGGCAGAGAAAAAAACTTTTAAAGGATTCGCAGAAGGCAGATCTAAGTAATGTACGAGCAAAATTTAGTTAAGGTCGTAGAGCCTATAAAGAAAACAACAATCACACGGATGAACCGTGGTAAAAAATGGAAATATGGATATGATAAAGAACATGATATTATCGTTATATCAAAAACTGGTAAAATTGGGGAAATACTTGAAATACAAAATTTGCGTATTGGCTTGCCGCTGGAACCAATGCAAGTGCACATGCACAAATCCTCTAGATGGCAAAAAATAGATTACCCTAAAGAACTAGGTAAACTTAAAAACATATTTGACTGGAGAGCATATCCTGAAGAGCAAAAAGAACAGTGGTATGATTATATAGACGAAGAGTTTAAACGTAGAGACGAAGGCTTTTGGTTTATAAATGATGGCAAACCAACTTATATAACAGGTAGTCACTATATGTATTTACAATGGAGTAAAATAGACGTAGGTGCTCCAGATTTTAGAGAGGCAAACAGACTGTTTTTTATATTTTGGGAAGCTTGTAAAGCTGACAAAAGATGCTACGGTATGTGTTATCTTAAAAACAGGCGTTCTGGATTTTCTTTTATGTCAAGTGCAGAAACAGTTAATTTAGCAACAATATCGAGTGATAGTAGATATGGTATACTATCAAAGAGTGGTGCTGATGCTAAGAAGATGTTTACAGATAAAGTAGTACCAATATCAGTTAACTACCCTTTCTTTTTCAAGCCTATACAAGACGGTATGGACAGACCTAAGTCTGAACTTGCTTATAGAGTACCAGCTAGTAAATTTACACGTAGAAAAATAGTAGCTAACGAACAACAAGAGGACTTAGTAGGATTAGACACTACTATTGACTGGAAAAACACCGGTGACAATAGTTATGATGGTGAAAAGCTAGCGTTACTAGTACACGATGAAAGTGGTAAGTGGGAAAGACCTGATAATATATTAAACAACTGGCGTGTTACAAAAACCTGTTTAAGACTAGGTGCTAAAGTTGTAGGTAAGTGTATGATGGGTAGTACTTCAAACGCTTTAGATAAAGGTGGTGGTAATTTTAAAAAACTATATAATGATTCAGACGTTACTAAGCGTAACAGAAATGGACAGACAAAGTCTGGTTTATATTCTCTTTTTATCCCAATGGAATGGAACTATGAGGGATTTCTTGACAGATACGGAAAACCAGTCTTTAATAACCCAGATTATGATGTCTACGGACCAGATGATGAATTAATAGAATATGGTATTATTGATCACTGGAATAATGAGGTAGAAGGTTTAAAAGGTGATTCAGATGCATTAAACGAGTTTTATAGACAATTTCCAAGAACAACAGAACACGCTTTTAGAGACGAAGCAAAAAATAGTATATTTAATTTAACTAAAATATACGAACAAATAGATTACAACGAAGGTATTGGTGCGCAAGGAAATATAAGTAGAGGAAACTTTCAATGGGTTAATGGTGTTAAAGATACACAGGTGATATTTTATCCAGATCCAAAAGGTAGGTTTAACATAAGCTGGGTGCCACCAAGTCACTTACAAAACAGAATAATAGTTAAAAACGGTATTAAATATCCAGCTAATGAACACATAGGTGCTTTTGGTTGTGATAGTTATGATATATCAGGTACAGTTGATGGAAAAGGATCTAACGGCGCTCTGCATGGTCTAACTAAGTTTAGTATGGAAGATGCACCACCAAACCACTTTTTTCTAGAGTATATATCAAGACCACCAACAGCTGAAATATTTTTTGAAGATGTATTAATGGCATTAGTATTTTATGGTATGCCAATACTAGCGGAGAACAACAAACCAAGATTATTATATCATTTAAGACGTAGAGGTTATAGAGGTTATAGTATGAACAGGCCAGATAAAATTTGGAACAAACTGTCAACTTCAGAAAAAGAAATAGGTGGTATACCAAACTCTAGTGAAGACATAAAGCAAGCGCACGCCGCAGCTATTGAAATGTATATACAACAGCACGTTGGTCATTTACAAGATGGTGTTTATGGCAATATATATTTTAATGAAACACTAAATGATTGGGCTAAGTTTGATATAACTAAAAGAACAAAGTTTGATGCCTCGATAAGTTCTGGTCTTGCTATCATGGCTTGTAATAGAAACTTATACAGACCAAACGCAAAAATTGAGAAACCTAAATTAAACATAAGTATTTCTAAGTATACTAATACTGGTAATACATCAAAAATAATAAAATAAAACATGGCAGAATACACTAATAATTATTTTCCTAGTCAAGTTGTTGGCGACGCTGAAAAGCTTAGTTATGACTATGGATTAAAAGTTGCCAAAGCTATAGAACACGAGTGGTTTAATAAAGATCAAGGAATTAATAGGTACCACAAGCACTATAACGATTTTCACAGGCTAAGACTATATGCAGAGGGTAATCAGTCAATACAAAAGTATAAAGACGAGTTATCTATAAATGGTGACTTAAGCTACTTAAATCTAGACTGGACACCAGTTCCAATTATACCTAAATTTGTAGATATAGTTGTAAACGGTATGTCAGATAGATCTTACGATATTAAAGCGTATTCACAAGATCCTTATGGTATTGAAAAAAGAACAAAGTACATGCAGTCTATAATAGACGACATGAACACTAGAGAAGTAAACGATTTCGTTCAACAACAGTTTGATGTAAACTTGTACGAAAACGATCCTAATATGTTACCAGAATCACAAGAAGAATTAGAACTACACATGCAGCTTTCTTATAAGCAAGCTGTAGAAATAGCAGAAGAACAAGCTATAAATGTTTTAATGGATGGTAATAAATACGATTTAACAAAGAAAAGATTTTATAGAGATTTAACTGTTCTAGGTATTGGCGCTGTAAAAACTGGTTTTAACACTTCTGAAGGAGCTACAATAGAATATGTTGATCCTGCAGATTTAGTTTATTCTTATACTGAATCACCTTATTTTGATGATATATATTATGTTGGTGAGGTAAAAACAATACCTATAAACGAACTAGCAAAACAGTTTCCACATTTAGCACAAAGTGATTTAGAAGAAATAATTAGTTCAAGATCTTTGTATACTAATAACTCTTATAAAAACGCTAGTAGTTATGACGAGTTTGATAGTAACAAAGTTCAAGTTTTGTATTTTAATTACAAGACTTATATGAACGAAGTTTACAAGTTAAAAGAAACAGCTAGTGGTGCAGATAAAGCAATAGAAAAAGACGATAGCTTTAATCCGCCAGAGGATATGGAAGGAGGATTTACTAAGCTACACAGAGCTATAGAAGTTTTATATGAAGGTGCCATGGTGCTAGGTACAAACAAGTTGTTGAAGTGGGAAATGGCTAAGAATATGATGAGGCCTAAAAGTGATTTTAACAAAGTTAAAATGAACTATAGTATCGTAGCGCCTCGTATGTATAAAGGAAATATAGATTCTTTAGTAAAAAGAATTACTGGGTTTGCTGATATGATTCAGTTAACACATTTAAAGTTACAGCAAGTAATGTCGCGTATGATACCTGATGGTGTTTATTTAGACGCAGACGGACTTGCTGAAATAGATTTAGGTAACGGTACTAATTACAACCCACAGGAAGCGTTAAATATGTTCTTCCAAACAGGTAGTGTTATAGGTAGATCATTTACACAAGATGGTGATATGAATCCTGGTAAAGTACCTATTCAAGAAATAGCATCCGGAAGTGGTGGAAACAAAATACAAGCTCTTATAGGTAACTACAACTATTATCTACAAATGATAAGAGATGTGACAGGATTAAACGAAGCTAGAGATGGTAGCATGCCAGACGATAGGGCTTTAGTAGGTATACAAAAAATAGCGGCCGCTAACTCAAACGTAGCCACTAGACACATACTAGATTCTGGTTTGTTCTTAACGGCTGAAGTAGCAGAGCAATTATCACTTAGAATATCTGATATTATAGAATATTCTCCAACTAAAGATGCTTTTATACAGAGTATTGGTGTTCACAACGTGGCTACACTAGAAGAAATGTCTGATCTTTACTTGTATGACTTTGGTATATTTATAGAGTTAATGCCAGACGAAGAAGAGCAAGCTAAATTAGAAAACAATATACAAATGTCATTACAGCAACAAACTATTGATTTAGAAGACGCTATTGATATTAGAGAAATAAACAACATTAAGCTAGCTAATCAAGTTCTTAAAATTCGTAGAAAAAAGAAAATGGAACAAGATCAACAAGCTAAACAACAAAACATGCAAGCTCAAGCCCAAGCTAACGCACAGCAACAACAAGCTGCTGCGCAAATGGAGGTTCAAAAACAACAAGCGTTATCACAGTCACAAGCGCAGTTAGAACAATTAAAAGCACAGCTTGAAATGCAAAAGATGCAACAAGAAATACAAGCCAAGCAACAATTGATGGCTTTGGAGTTTGAGTTTAACATGCGTTTAAAAGGTATGGAAACTGAAAACTTAAAAACAAGAGAAAAAGAAAAAGAAGATCGTAAAGACGAAAGAACTAGAATACAAGCTAGCCAACAATCTGAAATGATCGAGCAAAGAAAAGGTAACCAGCCTGCTAAAAAGTTTGAGTCAGCAGGTAATGATATATTAGGAGGAAGAAGTGCTACTGATATGTCTGGTTTTACACCTAGATAAAAATTATTAATTATTATTATATTATATTATGGCAAAAAAGAAAAAAGAAGAAGTAGTTGAAAAGACTACAGACAAAAACGTTACTAAAGTAAATCTTAGTGAGAAACAAATGCAAGAAGAAGATAACGTTATTAAAGTAAACTTAGATAAACCACCAACTAAAAACGATGAAACCAAAGAAGAAGTTGTTGAAAACAATACTGACAACACAGGAGTGGTTGAACTCGTTGAAGACGCCGCGGCCACACCGGAACAAAAAGAATTACAACCGGAAGCTGAAGCACAAGAACAGTCAGTTGTAGAAGAAATAACTGAAGAAGAAGTAAAAGAACAAGTTGAAGAGTTAACTGAACAAGCTCAAGAAGCTGTAGCAGAAGCACAAGAGAGTGGTAAGCCACTTCCAGAAAACATACAGAAACTTGTAGATTTTATGAATGAGACTGGTGGTAGTTTAGAAGATTATGTAAAGTTAAATCAAGATTATTCTGAGCTAGATAACCACTCTATACTAAAAGAATATTACAAACAAACAAAACCTCATTTAAACTCAGAAGAAATAGACTTTATGATGGAAGACTATTTTTCTTTTGATGAAGAATTAGATGATGATAGAGATATAAAAAGAAAGAAATTAGCTTTGAAGGAGCAAGTTGCTCAAGCAAAGTTGCACTTAGAAAGTGCAAAAACCAAGTATTATGATGAAATACAATATGGCAATAAATTAACAAAAGAACAACAAAAAGCCATTGACTTTTTCAACAGATACAATAAAGAGTCAAAAGAACAGCAACAAGTAGCTGAAAAACAAACTCGTACTTTTTTAAATAAAACAAATCAATTATTCAACAAGGACTTCAAAGGTTTTGAATACAATGTTGGTGATAAGAAGTTTAGATTTAATGTAAAAGACGCGAGTAATGTAAAAGAAACCCAAAGTGACATTAATAATTTTGTCAAGAAGTTCTTGAACAAAAATAACGAAATGGAAGACACTAAGGGTTATCATAAAGGTTTATTTACAGCTATGAATGCTGATGCTATTGCAAAACATTTTTACGAACAAGGTAAGGCTGACGCTTTAAAAGATAG